GCTCCATCAAACAACTTGGAGAGCTTTATGCCCCCTCGTACTTTAGAACTTTTAACGATCTCCGTGATGGACCTCGTTATTCACCTCTTGTACTGTCATCCGGTTTATCACCGCTTGACGGTTCTCGAAGTGTCTAACTGGACTGTTATGGATTTCGCAATGTTCTATAAGGACGTTGGGACATATTTGCAATCTCAGTCGTTTGAAAATCAACGGAGATTTTATCTATGAGTCGCTTGAAGGTGTTTGCCGGTCTAGTGCATTTTGTCGCTCTTGCTTGGGTTTATCTCTCCAGGAAAAAGTCTTCTGAAAAGAAGCCTGCTTCCATGGCAGTTAAACCCGGTTCGATCGACTATGCACTAGAAAATGATCCCGGTAAGCAACCTTCTTGCGGCTCAGTAGATGAGTCTCAGTTGAAATGAAGCGGGGCTTTACGGCACTTAAGGAAGTGTCGTGGCTAACGTCAAGGGAGTGCTTATGAAGATTCAGCTAGATCCTACTACCATAATCTTTGTTGTGGTGGTTTGGATCGTCGCCAAATACCTTCTTGGAACTCCTTGATCATGCGGGCCTTCGACAAGCTCGTTAAGGGTGACCGTTTCCTCACCACATATTGGGGTGGTCAATTCACTAATTCAAACGCGTCCGCTCGCCGGTTTAACGTAACCCCTGGTCCTCTGGTCTCTGGTAATTACAGAGACCCGAATCCATGGTCTTACGACATAACTAGCGTTCGATTCGAGTATGGAAAAGTGACTGTGACCTATCCAACTTGGGGTGGGGTTCAGGACATTTACGTCGGTTATAATGACGGCGCGAATGATCCTTGGTCTCCCAATTGGTCTGACACTCGCAATGCCAACTACAACCGCGCTTTAGAGCGTTTAAACTCTAAAGTACGGGGCGATCTCGATTTAGGCGTGAGCCTTGCCGAGTTCGGCCAAACCAAGCGTATGATCGCTAACCTTGCGAAGGTAAGCAATTATGCGCATGTTTCTGGGTTTGGTAGTGGGCGAGATTTAGCCAATGGCTGGTTGCAGTGGCAGTACGGATGGAAACCCCTAATGAGCGACGTTTTTGACGCCGCAAATGAAGGGTTTAACATCTGTCTGAACCAGATAAAGAAAATATCTGGAACTGCTTCTAGCCGTTTGACGGGATGCGGTTGGACACCCGAGGGTCTAATTTACTTAGAACCTTGGCTTACCTTCGCCGAAGGCGCTGGTAAGACTGGATGTAGGATATGCATCACATGCGAGTTACCAGGTGCTACACTCGACCGTTGGTCGAGTTTAAACCCTGTTTCTCTTGCGTGGGAGCTTACTCCTTACTCCTTTGTGGTCGACTGGTTTTATGACGTTGGCTCTTATCTTAGAGCCTTTGAAACGGCCTTATTGTATCAAGTACGTTTCAAGACTGGGTACTTTTCCGAGATCTATGGCTATGATGGGGTGGAGTGGACGGGTTATCAGAAACATGATCACCCATTCCCCAGTAATCCCCCTCATATCACAGAAAATTTCGGCATGACCAAATCCATAAAGCGGAGGCGGTTTTTAAGAACCAAGCTCGTCACTTACCCGTTTCCTCGTCCTCCTTCTTTGAAGGCGGATCTGGGGGCAGAGCGGCTTCTGTCTCTTGCTTCACTTCTTGGTCAACT